CGATCCCGTTATCCTCCACCAATCGCCTCAATAGCTCATTCGGTTAGAGCACCGTCTTGATAAGGCGGGGGTGCCTAGTTCGAATCTAGGTTGAGGCACCAATATATCTCGATAGTGTAACGGCAGCATACCGGTCTCCAAAACCGTTGGTCGGGGTTCAAATCCCTGTCGGGATGCCAAATGCGGGGTTAGTTTAATGGTAAAACTGTAGATTTCCAATCTTCCGTTGAGAGTTCGATTCTCTCACTCCGCTCCAATTATAAGAAGGACCTTATCATGCGTAAATTAAATCTAGACAACGTTATTTCTTTCATTGAACAGCAATCACCTGAAACCAAAGTTTATATTGGTTGTGATTCTGAGAGAGTAATGGTTGATGGAACACCTTATGCAGATTATGTTCTTGCTATCGTAGTACATATTAATGGAAATAATGGATGCAAAATTTTTGGTGAAGTTATTCGTGAAAGAGATTTTGACCAGAAACGAAGTAAACCTAGATATAGATTAATGAATGAAGTTTACAAAGTTTCAGAGTTGTATTTGAAACTTGCAAATGTTCTAGTTGATCGTGATATTGAAGTGCATTTGGACATTAATCCAAATGAAATGCACGAATCGTCTTGTGTCATTAATGAAGCTGTTGGATATATAAAAGGAACGTGCAATGTTATTCCTTTAGTTAAACCCGAAGCCTTTGCTGCTACGTATGCAGCAGACAGATTTAAGACACTAAAAGCAGCATAACAAATGCGGGAATAGCTCAGTTGGTAGAGCACTTCCTTGCCAAGGAAGATGTCGAGAGTTCGAACCTCTTTTCCCGCTCCAATTAACAAAACCCCAAAAGCCTATCACAGAAGCTCAAACCTTGGGGTTACTTTATGGTGTCTTTAGTGTAGTGGCCTGCACCCTGCTCTGTGAAAGCGGTAGTACCGGATCGATACCGGTAAGACACCCCATTTTCGGGCCTCTAGCTCATGTTGGTTAGAGCAGCGGACTCATAATCCGTTGGTGCCGTGTTCGACTCACGGGGGGCCCACCAAATTTGCCAAAAATAACTTGACAAAGCGATATAAGTATAGTAGAATGATATAAATGCGGTGTGTAATAGTACGGCGTAGGATTCCCTCTTACGTTACCTGAGCAAAGCAGAACACCGCTCCATTTCTATTAAAGGCCTTCATCATGAATTTAAAACCAACTGCATCAAACGTATATATTACCAGAATCGCTTCAGAGAAGCAAACATCTTCTGGTATTATTTTAAAAAGTTCCGAAGAGCCTGATAAAGCAAGAGTCGAATCTATCGGCAAAGATGTAACCGACCTTTCTATCGGCGATATCATTCTTGTTAATTGGAACAAAGCAATCAAAATTGAAAAAGACTCATACATCATCCCATCAGAAGATGTGGTTTTGGTGTTCGAATAAAATATAGCGGGGTAGCGCAGTAGTAGAGCACCGGGCTCATAATCCGGAGGTCGGTGGTGCGATTCCACCTCCCGCAACCAAATAAAGAAAGAGATATAAAATGGAAATCTTGGCACTCAAATTAATTACTGGCGAAGATGTTTTGGGTGAAGTTGAATCTCAATCCGAAACCGAATTTGTAATTTGTAATCCTGTTGGAATCTCTATCGTTCGAGGTAAAGATGGCCAACCCAACGTAGGATTCTCACCTTTTCCACTACACGCTGAACAAAAAACAGGCACAACTATTGCCTTGGCGAAGAAAAATGTAGTATACTCATACACTCCTGCGGAAGATTTTATTTCAAATTACAATCAAATTTTTGGTTCAGGTATTATTCTTCCGCAAACTAAATCATTGATTACGGGATAACAGTTGAGTTCTAATTTTTATACTAATGTACAATGTTTCGGTAATCACATACTTTATCGTGGCATTAAAGATGGAAAAAGAGTCAAAGAGAGGGTAGATTATTCACCCTCTCTTTATGTTCCATCCAAACGTATAACAAATTTTACCTCACTTGAAGGTGTATATCTCGACCAGAAAACATTTGAAACAATACGTGAGTCCCGTGATTACATTAAACAATTTGAAAGTGTTCAAAATGCTCCGAAGATTTATGGTCAAACTCGATTCGAATATGCGTTCATTGCGGATCAACATCGAGGTATGGTTGATTATGAACAGGATAAAATATCGATTGCGGTAGTCGATATTGAAGTTGGTTCTGAAAATGGATTTCCTGATCCATACGAAGCGAATGAACCAATCACAGCTATTTGTATTAAGTACATCAATGGTGACACATATGTTTTCGGTTGCGGAATATATGAAACAAAAGGCAAAGAAATTTATGTAAAGTGTAGGGACGAATACTCACTTTGCAAACAGTTTATGGCTTTGTGGACTAAAAAATGTCCCGATATTCTCACTGGTTGGAATACAAAGTTCTTTGATGAACCTTATATTATCAATCGTTTCCGTAAAATTCTTGGTGAAGATGAAACCAAAAAATTGTCTCCATGGAATTACATCGGAGAAAGAAACACCTTTGTAAACAATCGTTCAATGATTGCTTATAATTTGATGGGTGTCGAATCACTCGACTACATCGAACTGTACAAATGGTATGCGCCAGGTGGCAAATCGCAAGAATCATATCGTCTAGATGCCATCGCTCAAGTTGAATTGGGTGAAGGTAAAATTTCTTATGACGAATACGATAATCTACATTCACTTTATCGTTTGAATTTTCAAAAGTTTATTGAATATAACATCAAAGACGTTGAACTGATTATCAAGCTAGAAGAAAAACTTAAACTCATCGAATTGGCAGTTACACTTGCGTATGATACCAAGACAAACTATCAGGATGTGTTTGCACAAACCCGTATGTGGGATTCAATGACATATGCCTATCTATTTGAGAAAGGCATTATTGTTCCTCCACGTATCGTCAAAGAAAAAGATTCCGCATTTGAAGGTGCATATGTTAAAATACCTCAAGTAGGATTGCATGATTGGGTGGCATCGTTTGACTTAAACAGTCTGTATCCTCATTTGATGATGCAGTATAATATCTCGCCTGAAACATTGATTGAACCACAAGATTACACGGATGAAATGCGTGAGATTCTTTCACAAGGAATTTCTGTTGAAAAACTGTTGAAAAAACAAATCAATACTTCAAGTTTACAAAAAGCAACACTAACACCTAACGGTCAATTTTTCCGTACAGATATTCAAGGCTTCTTGCCTAAAATGATGGAAGAAATGTACGAAGATCGGAAAAAGTTTAAAAAGTTAATGCTTCAGGCTAAACAGGAATATGAAAATGAATCTGACGGATCCAAAAAATATGAAATCGAAAAACGAATTGCCAAGTATAACAACATACAACTTGCAAAGAAGGTTTCTCTCAATTCTGCTTATGGTGCTCTTGGTTCTCAGTATTTCAGATTTTATGATTTGCGTATGGCTCTTGGTGTTACTACTGCTGGCCAGTTGTCTATTCGGTGGATTGAAAACAAAATAAATGAGTACATGAACAAATTGCTCAGTACAGATAAAGATTATGTAATCGCTTCTGATACTGATTCGATTTATCTACGCATGGGTGAATTGGTGAATAAGTTCATCAAAGATACTTCTGACAAACAGAAGGTGATTTCTCTCATGGATAAAATTTGCGAAGAAAAACTACAACCATATATCGACAAATCGTATAAAGAGTTGGCAGATTACGTACACGCTTATCATCAAAAGATGGAGATGAAACGTGAAGGTTTATCTGACAAAGGTATCTGGACAGCCAAGAAGCGTTATATCCTAAACGTGTACAATAACGAAGGTGTTCAGTATAAAGAACCACAGATGAAAGTTATGGGTTTGGAGATGATTAAATCTTCAACTCCTTCTTCTATTCGTGAGAAGATGAAAGAAGCAATCGAACTCATGGTAAATGGTACACAAGAAGATATACACACATTTATTGCCAGTTTCAGAAAAGATTTCAAAGAGTTACCAGCTGAAGAAATTTCTTTCCCTAGAGGTCTGAACGGACTAAACACTTACTCGGATGCTGTCACACTATATAAAAAGGGAACACCGATTCACGTTAAAGGTGCTATACTATATAATCATTACCTTAAACAAAAAGATTTAACTAAAAAATATCCGCTCATCCAAGAAGGCGAAAAACTAAAATTTACTTATCTGAAAATGCCTAACCCATTTAAAGATACCGTTATATCATACCCGTCACGTTTACCTAAAGAGTTCGAATTACAGGAATACATTGATTATGATATGCAATTTGATAAGGCCTTTTTAGAACCGATTAAAGTGATTCTAGATTGTATGGGTTGGTCTACCGAAAAAACAAGTTCCATCGAGGATTTCTTTGTATGATATACATAACACTACTTTCAGCAATATTACTATCCGGTATTGCAGCATATTATTCCATTATCGGTCTTGCTGCTATTTTTACTGGCGCATTTTGGCCTATTGTTTTCATGGGTTCTGTACTCGAACTTAGTAAACTAGTTACGACTTCTTGGTTGTATAGAAACTGGAAAACTTGTCCAATTTTACTCAAAACATATTTGACTACCGCTGTTGTTATATTGATGTTGATTACCAGTATGGGTATTTTTGGATTTTTATCTAAATCACATATTGATTCTACACTTGATGCTGGTGCTAACTCAGTTGAAATCAAAACACTAACACAACAAGAAAAAATCACCAAAGAAAGATTGGAATATTTGCTTGCTCGTGCTAAAGATCCATCAACCGCAAGTAATAAACTAGACAGACAAATCCAAGATACACAAAAAGAATTAAAAGATATTGCAAATAGAAAACTGCCACTCCTGCGTGAAGAAAATAAATTAATTGCAGAAGTTGGGCCAATCAAATATGTTGGCGAAATGGTATATGGTAGTGAAGATGATAATGCCATCGATAAAGCAGTTCGTTTGGTAATCATGTTGATCATGGTTGTATTTGACCCTCTAGCTGTGTTATTATTAATAGCAGCAAATATGTCCATGAAAAAACCAGAAGTTGAAGAAGAAATCAAAGAAGAAACACCAGATCCATATGTTGCTGATGTAGGAGAAAAACCAACCGAAGAAGAATTGCAACCGGAAGTAATTTTGACCGAAGAAAAAATAATTGAAATGGCAAATGAGATAAACGATAAAATACAAGAACTCAATAATAATATTGCCAAGATGAATGAAAACAAAGATGAATCGACCATCAATGTTGACAAAGAAAACGTAACAACAATAGAAGAAAATAAACCAGAACCATTTGCATATGATCCTGTGACAGATGAAGAAGTTGTTTTAGAACCGGTTCGTAGAGAAGAACATCATGCTCCTGGCGTATACACCGAACACCATGAGGTTGTTGAGGTAAAAAAAAAGTTGGAACCAAAATATGATTATACTGCTGAGTACGCTTTTAAAGAAAAAGAAAAATAATCACAATGTCTAATATAGAAAAATATGGATTTCATGTTGTACCAAATGCTGTAGGAAAAGAGACTTGTGAATTAATTTCCAGGTCTCTATTGCTGTTGAGGTCGAATTATAACTATGAAAATAATTTAAGTGATGAATCATTTAAAGGTGATGGTTTGGTTGAGAAATCTTTTAGTAAGTATGGAATAAATTGTTTAGAAGCATTGTCTGAAATATTGATGCCAAAAGTTGAGGAAGTTGTAAGTAAACGACTAGTACCAACATACACATATACTAGAATATATTTCAATGGTGCCGAAATGCAAGAACATACAGATCGACCAAGTTGTCAATATACGGCAACACTAACACTATCAATTTCTGACAAACCTTGGGAGATTCATTTTAGAGACTTTACAAAAAAAGAAAGAGCAATAAGTTTGGATGTAGGTTCAATGTGTGTTTATAGAGGCATGGATGTTCCTCATTGGCGAAATAGATATGAAGGTAAAGAACAAATTCAAGCCTTCATTCATTATGTTGATATTGATGGTCCATATGCAAAATTTAAGTATGACGGTCGACCAATGTTGGGACTACATCCCAGCACAAGGCGTAAAGACATTTAATAAGGTGATTACATGAACATTTTAGACAAAATTAAAAAGAATAGCAGCATCAAAGAATCTGCAATTTTATCCAAGTCGAAGTTCTTTACGGACAAAGACATGATTCCCACAGCGATTCCAATTATCAATGTGGCACTTTCTGGTAAGTTGGATGGCGGCTTAACTCCTGGCCTTACAATGTGGGCAGGTCCATCAAAACATTTTAAAACCGCATTTAGTCTGTTGATGGCTAAATCTTATTTGGAGAAATATCCCGATGCTGCTCTTTTATTCTACGATTCTGAGTTTGGCACTCCTCAATCTTACTTTGATTCATTCGGTATTGATACCAATAGGGTGTTCCATACTCCTCTTACTGATATCGAACAATTAAAGCACGATGTTATGCAACAATTAACTCAAATTGAACGCAGTGATAAGTTAATTATTATTATTGATTCAATTGGAAATTTAGCATCCAAGAAAGAAGTTGATGATGCTGTTGAGGGAAAAACTGTTGCAGATATGAGTCGTGCAAAACAAATCAAATCATTGTTCAGAATGGTCACACCACATCTAACGATGAAAGATATTCCTATGATTGTTGTGAACCATACATATAAAGAAATTGGTATGTTCCCGAAAGATATTGTTGGTGGCGGCACAGGAAGTTATTATTCGGCTGATAATATCTTTATTCTTGGTCGTCAACAAGAAAAAGAAGGAACAGAAGTCGTTGGTTACAATTTCATAATTAATGTTGAGAAGTCTAGATATGTTAAAGAAAAATCTAAAATCCCTGTTACTGTATCTTTTGATGGTGGTATCAGCAAGTGGTCTGGTCTACTTGATATCGCACTCGAATCAGGACACGTTGTTAAACCCAGTAATGGTTGGTATTCCAAAGTAAACAAAGATACTGGTGAAATAGAAGATAAAAAATACCGCATCAAAGAAACAGATACAAAAGATTTTTGGTTGCCTATCATAAAACAAAAAACTTTCCGAGAATTTGTTGAAGGAAAATATAGAATCGCTACAGGTAACATTATGAAATCGGAAGATGTAGAAGAAGCATTTGATGTAGAAACTATTAACGGTGCCTAAAATGGACATTCAATGTCTGGAGAATCCTCCTCATGTTTTTGTTATTGAAAATTTTTAT